AGTGATGTGCAACCGCTAAAACAAAATGAAAAAGTTGTAACATTAACGCAAAAATCAAATAAACCATTTGGTATTGTTGTAAGTGATGTGCAATCGTAAAAACAATAATAAAAACTTTCAACGCCCTCTGCCCCTGTAATACTCCCTTTAGGCAAGCTAACTAAATTACTACAGCCATAAAACGCCCTCTCAAAACTCGTAAACCCAACATTTCCCCACTGGTTAACAGCAATTAATTTATCTTTTTCGATTGCATTATTATTAATTCTCAACCCGTTATATTGCCCTGAAATCTTAATCTGATATTGCCCAGCACTTGCATATGTATGTGTTGGATTGCCTGTTGTGTGGGTACTACTTGTACCATCTCCCCAATCAATAGTAGCGTTGTATGTGCCTTCTTGTGTTAATAACGTAAACTCCCCACTAGTCATGTTCCACGTTGTAATAAACTGGTCGACAGTTCCAAGAGGTACTATTGTAAATGCGTCGTAGTTCTTTATATTTGTATTATCTAAGTCTATACCGTGTATAGCTCCAGTATCAGTCAAGCTTATTAGGTAAAGTGTTTCTTGTATAACGCTAGATTTAAAGTGCATAGAACCATCAAGAATAATGTATTCGTCATGGTCGTAGCGCACCGTCGTCCCATCATCCATATAGTTTTCTTGCACAGCAACTCTTGTAACCTCAACAGAAGGTATGGCCGTTACTTCTTTAGAACCTACCACATTTTGATATGTAATAGGTTGAGTTAAAGTATTATTATAAAGGGTGTCCATATAAGCCTGAACAATAGTCTGAATGTTGTAATTACCCTTAACGTTGAGATATGTGATAGGCTGTACAATCTCAATATGAGGTACTTCAGAACTATGACCTCCAAGAATATTCTTACCGTCAAGCGAACCATAAATACCGTTTCTAGCAAATGTAAGAGTTCCAGAACTACACGACATCCTTAAGGCAAATACGTTAGTACCCTTTTCAACTTGTAGTAAGCTTCCAGGTATTCCTATTAAGAAGTTTCCCGCTTGTATTCTATGCTTCATAGGCGTGTAAGATACTTCTGTATTGTTAATCATAAATGAAATAGTTATCTCACAATCTTCAGTAGCAACTCCTGATAAAATAAGATGCAGCAATAAATTAGAAGAAGCTGATAACTGAAAGTTACATACTAGGGCAGTTGCCAAGGTTGAAGTTACGTCTGTTTGAGTAGTATTTGAGAAAACAACCATTGAAGGAAGTTGAGTACTAATAGCATCTTGTTGCGGTTTACTAAGAGCAACGCTAGTTCTTAGCTCTCTCTGTGTAATAACGACAGGCTGCGTAATTTCATTATCTACATACAAAGAGAAAGTAAGATACTTAATGTCTACATCAGCAATGTCTACAACGGTCTGGACAAACCAAGTGTTTTGCGTAACAAGGCTCATTTGGTTCATCAAAGCAATGTAGATATAATGCTCATCGTTAGCATCTACAATATCAATCTTTGCCCAGAAGTGAGGCTCATAGTTAGAGAATGATTGACTAGTCTTGTACGTCACAGTTACCTGTAAGAAGTCGGGCAGATAGTCTAGGTCGTCTCTAAATAGTGTAGTTTTAGCCTCACCGTTAGTATTAAGCGTAATAGTATTGCCTGTAATTGTCGCGTTAGTACCTTGCCACTTGGCAGGGTCATCAGGAAGTAAATTTGCATTCCATTCCATTATGATTCACCTCCTAATACTTCAGCATTAAGCAATGTATAACTACACGTTAAGCTGCCATCGTATCTATATTCAGCTCTAACAACCTTAGTAGTATAAGTTATATCATGAGTGTCGTCCTGTAGCAGTATTGTATCACCAAGTAGCACTAATGGATTGCCTCGTGCCTCTAGCTCTATTAATGGTACGTCTACCGTGATGAAGTTAAGCATCACATCAGCGTACTGGTTAGCATACGCAGTGTCCTGTAAAAACATATTGGTAATTGATAAAGGCTTTATACCTAGCGTAGCCACGGCGGCGGGGTTCTGTTTCTCTATAGTAGTTTGGTTCGTGTATATGACATTTCCAATTATTTCTATATCTCCTGTCTCAGGAGTAGAAGATGAATTAAAGGTATCGAGCGAAACTTCCCAAGAGGTACAGTGCATATCCTGTATGGTACATGTAGTTGCTTTAAGCAGGTTTAAGTACTGGTAAACATACACGGGCCCCTGACTAACTTTATAACGGTTCAAGGTACCAAGACCTGGTACCAGCGAGGCGTCTGTTATTGTAAGAACTACAATGTCCGGCGAGATACTAGGTGTAGAATATATTAGCTCAACTGTGCTATAAGTCTTCAATATACTCTGAGGAATATCTATAGTCTTAACTTGATTAGTATCTGCAAACGTTGCTACTGGCTCCTCTTCGGCCATCATATCTACTATGTGAATCTTATCATCACGTCCCATATATACGTAACACATCGCCGCCTCGGCGATAGGTTGCAAAGTATCAATCACTTGTCCATCATTGTTATATGAATACTTGAGTACCTTGTCTAATGTACTATCAATAACGACATCCTCTGTAGGTACTCCTAGTGAAGCGAATATACGCCTAAAGAAATCAGCGTATGATTCATTAATCTCAACCTGTAGAGCAGGCATTGGCTGTTCAAGTATTCTTCTAAGCTTATCTGTGCAAGAAACACTAACCACACTAGAACCAATTGCTGTGTCCCATGTATCTACATAGAATGTGCCAAGTAATAACCACTCAGCTTCTTCTACTTCATCATCCACAGAAATGTATGCTTTTACTGGAACGTTTATATTTATCTTACCATAGTAAGGACTTTCCGTATTCGTAGGACTAAATATTCTGTCCGGATTATACATAGTGAAGGTAAGCTCATTAGCGGAGATAGCCCCTATTGGATTCTCCGCTTCAGCTCCGGTCTCTTCAAGCAAGGTAAAGTCAATAAGATACTTATCTCTATTAACAGTTAGAGGTGCGCTGTCTATGCCATCAAAATAAATTTCAAGTTTAGCAATTATAAATCTTTCATGTGCATCAAAGTCTGAATTTGTTAATGGCCTAGCCATGCTTACACCTCCTTTACTGTTCGATTAAGTTAAATGTTACGTTTCTCCAAACCCAGTTTGTAGTTCTTCCAGCTCTATGAAGTTCTGTTGGAATGGAACCTACATAAACAGTTGCGGTCTTTGTAATGCCATTCTCAATATAAGTAAGTTCATAGAACAAAGCATTTGTCTCCCATATAAGGTCTAGAATAATATCTAAATCATACCCACTGATTGCCTCGTATGTAAAGTAGAATTTTCGCTTCTTAGCTATAAGGTCCCCTACCATTCGCGCATCTGCCAAACGCTCAAGGTTTGTTACATTGTAGCGCTCTATCTTAAAGTTAGAGGGGTTTTTAATGCTAGTACCATTTATCTTGAAGTTTGACATTAGCGCCCCCTCCTTTTGTTCTCGCTCATTTCAATAACATTCATTTTCCTGTAAAGTTCTTTAAGTCCACGCTCATCAGCTATTAGTGTACCAACATACAGAGGCCTCAAACTTTCATTATCAGCTGTACCAGTTGGGCCACTGTTGCTTCTTATCATAGAGGCGATAGTAGGCATCAACCCTTGCATAATTCCATCAGAGATAGCTGTTACAAACGGCTGCATAGCTTCGTAGTTCTCAAGAGGAATCACTGCCTCAGCTTTATTACCCTCAGCAAATCTGGCAACGTGCTCTCTTCTAAAGATACCTCCGAGTGCATGCCCTGCCATAGGAGCTGGTTCTGGTGCTACGTCTGCGTAACTTGTGTCAATACTCTTAGCTTTACTATCAAGCCCGAAGAACTCTCGAAGTTTTGTAATGCCATCGCTTATCCAACTAAAGAATTTACCAAAGACATTATCCCACATGTCAGTTATCCAGTCCTTAAAAGTATTATAAATATTAGCGACACCTTCTTTTACATCAGTCCACAAGTCGCTAAAGAAGTCTGTGAACTTAGTTGTGACATCTGAAATGAATCCAACGATATCTTCTACTATATCACTGAATAGTCCGCTAACCTTGTCAAAGAACTTAGTGAACCAGCTTGTGATACTATTCCAGATACTTCTGAAGAAACTATCAATCTTAGTTATTACTTGTTCAATCCAAGATGTGTACTTATCCCAAATGTCACTGAAGAACGTAGCCACCTTGCTAACCACGTCACTAACCCAGTCAGTAAGCTTATCCCATACATTACTTATCCATGTAGAGAATTTATCCCATATGTCACTAAAGAATCCAGAGACTGCTTCCCATATGTCACTAAAGAATCCAGAGACTGCTTCCCATATATCGGTAAACCATGTAGAAATCTTATTCCATATATTCGTAACCCATGTAGAGAATTTATCCCAAATGTCGCTAAAGAATTTTGAAACTGCGTTCCATATGTCAGACGTTATTTTAACTACTAGGTCTTTAATGAACGAGAATATTTCAGATAATGTTTCCCATATCTGAGTGACAACTGTAGTAACCGCTGTCTTAATGTCCTCCCATACAGTAGTGATTGCGTTCCATATATCTGCCATCACACCTTCAATGAAACTGAAGAGATTACTGAACGCCTCGGTTATAGGCGAGAATATAACTGTTGCCCACTCACTAACGCCAGTCCATAAGTCACTAAAGAAGTCAGACACTGTAGTCCATATATCACTAAAGAACTTCTTAATTTTGGTAACTAATTTGCTAAACCAGTCAGAAATACTAGACCAGATATTCTTAAAGAAACGACCTACTCCGGACGCAACGTTTCCGAACCAAGTTTTTAGACTAGTCCAAGCATCGGCAAACCATCTGCCAATGTTACTAAAGAACTTTTCGATAGCGCTACCTACGTTAACAAAGAATGTACCTATAGCACTAAATACGCCCTCAAACCATTTTCCAACGTCACTGAACCAATTAGCTATTGCGTCCCAGTTATCTTCTATCAAGTCTACTATCCAGCCTACTAGCGCGCCTATGGCTGCTCCAATAAGTGCTCCAGCAGGACCCCCTGCAACAAAACCAATGCCAGCTCCAATAAGAGTACCTAGACCCATCGCTATACCGCCTACGTCCCAATTACCGTTAGTAAAGCCATCTATAAACAAGTCAACTACTTTACCCACTACTAAGCCGATAGCGGCACCAATAGCTGCTCCAGCTGGGCCCCCTACAATCATGCCTATACCTGCTCCTAAACCGATACCAATTGGTGTGCCAACGCCTGTCCAATCTCCTGTCTCAAGACCTTTGGCTATCTTATCGATTATCCAACCTACGAGAGCACCTATAGCAGTGCCTACTACCATTCCAAGTGGGCCTCCTGCAACGAAGCCGATAGCGGCACCTAAACCGGCGGCGATAGGTACTGCGATAGTTCCTACGTCAGTAAGACCAAGAGCTTCTGCAATCTTTGGCCAGAACCAACCTGCAATGGCTCCTGCAACGGCACCAATCTTTGCACCAAGGGGTCCTCCTATTAAGCCACCTATAGCCGCACCGATTACGGCCCCAATTCCAGCGCTTAATAGTTGTTTCTTTCCTCTTAATGCCTTCAGTAGATTATCTACAAAGTCAGTAGAAAAGTCATCAAAGCTCGGTATCTCAGGAATGAGAGCTTCTCCCATACCACCGAAGTCGGGTATATCAAAGTCTCCCCAATCAATAGCGCCTTTGTTAGTACCTTCATCAGGCTCGTTAAGCTTAAATACTTCATCGAATGATAATAGCCCTTTAGCAGCTTTTGTAGCTTTACCTGTCTTATCTGCTAATTCATCCATAGCATCGCCGGTATCAGACAGTCTATTATTAAACTTTTCTAAGTCAGCAGCGCGCTCCTTTTGGCTAGGCAATAAAATTTTATCAGGGTCAACACCATTAAACTGAGTAAGCTTCTTAAAAAATCCATTGACAGCTTCTCCTAGCTTATTGAATCCGCCGCTCAGGCCTACAACTAGACCTACCATACCAATCATTAGGGCCCAGAAAGGATGAGCAACTATAAAGTTTAGAGCAGCAAAAAGACCCATAATAGCTTTTGAGATTAGATTTACAACACTTACAATAACCACAGAAGCGATTGCTTTAACCTTGAATATAACCCACATAGCCGCACAGGCTGCTAGAGCAGCCGTTAGGAATCTAACTGCTTTTTCATTGTTAAGAATTACTTTAACAAGTCTAGCTATAACATCTAGTACAGCAGTAATTACAGGTGCAAAAGCATTAAAGACTCGGATAACAGCTTCCAGTAATATTTTAAATACCTTAAAAGCATTAGCCAATTTAATCTTTAACACAGTCCACAAATTCATTAAGTTTGCTATGAACATTCTTATTGTAGAGTGCATCTCAGGCGGAATCAGTCTTTCAAACAAACCGCCAAGACCTTTAGTCTCTACAATGTTTTTCAGTTCAGTAACGAACTCAACGAAAGGAACAAGTAAAGCTTTTACTCTATTGAATAAAGGCTGAATCGCCTCTGAGCCAATCATAAGAAGATTGTCTTTTAGGTTAGCAAACAAACCTGCCATAGTTAAGTTAGAAACTTGAGCAATTCCACCGAAGCGCTCATTAATACCATCTACCAGGGCATTTATAGCTACACTAGCAGGTACTGCATTCTTAGCAAGATTCTTAAGCTGGTCTTGTGTTAAGCCTAACTTTTCATGTAGAATTTCATACGCAGGAATACCTGCCTCAGTAAGCTGTCTCATCTCTTCATTATATAGGCGTCCTTTAGTGTTTATTTGACCAAGAGCTCTTGATACAGCTTCAATAGTCTGGGCACTACCGGACATAGTGGACGCTGATAAAACACCCTGCATTACGTACATGACGTTCTTATATTCAATTCCGTATGCAAGAAGGCGCTTCGCTGCCTTCTCAGCTTCAGCGAAGCCAAAAGGTATAACGGCAGCGAAGTCCTTTAATACATTTATAAACTCTGTAGCAAGTTTGGTATCACCAAACAAGTTAGAATAGGCTATTTGAGCATATTCTAAGCTACTAGCAAAGTCCCATGTAGCAGAAGTAGCTTCCTTGATAGAGCGCAGTCCAGAATAGAATGCCTGAGATACTAGGATACCCTGAACTATTCTACTGACATCCTTAAAGGCAAAGCCGGCTCTCTTAGCTGGTTCCGTCATTCCATCATTTATTGCGCCGCTCATATCTTTTGCAAACTTATTCAGCTTGCCAGCGGCTGTGTTTAATGCAGTTGCAAAGCCTTTTATATTAAGATTCAGTTTTGCGGTTAAATCAGCGAAACTAGCCAAGCTAACACCTCCTTACCAATTTGGCACTTGGTCAATATACCCTGATTGTATTTGTTTCTTCATGGACTTTTGCATAGCTTTTGCATCTCTACTAGAAGAGATACCATTCATTTGCTGCTGTATATCTTTATGCACATCCAGCTGTGATTTAAACTTTCTAGGGGTCATGCCCCATATTTCTTCTTCTGTATAGTGTAGCCAAACTCTCCCGACGTATAAGATATAGGGCCAATCCCAAGCGTCGCGTTCTGCGTATGTACTAGCCCCATCATTACCGTCGGGACTTAAACGTTTGGGACTTGTTCGCCGCTCTCTTCTTCAGGAGCTAAGTCTTGCTCAAGCGCCGTATTCAATGTACCTATTAATTCCTGCATATATGCTATATCGATAAGATTGCCGACTTCCTGTTCTGTAAGTTCAGGACTTTCATGTAGAAAGCCTGCCCACAAAATAGCTCTTAGTGCCTTCATGCTGTTTTCTTTTTCCAACTTATCGAAGGCAGCTTGAACTGAACCAAATTTGTCCTCTAGCTCAGCCAAAGCATTCAGCGTAAACCTTATGGTACGCTGAACGCCGTCACTGAGGGCAATCTTAATAGCCTTTGGTTTTACCTCTGCAATATTAGACATTAAGATTTCCTCCTTTAATAAATATTTTAAGGCTTAATATAATCTGGGAACATGACTTCCTTAAACCAGTCGTCCATAGTATCTTGGTCAGCATCTGCGTTATCAGCGTCAATTTCGTACTTCCAAAGTCTCTTAGCCTTATCACCTATGGTAACGGCATAGTTCAACTTAACAAACTGTCCAGAAATTGTATCAGACTGGAAGTTGATGCTGTCTGCTTTAGTTTCGTTGTTGTCCTCTGGGTCTGCAAAGCGTCCCTTGTACAACCAAACATAACGATATTTACCATTAGACTTTAACGTACGGAAGCCGATAGCAACGAATGGCGGGGTGTCGTCATCTGCGTAAGCTACACCGCCATTAGAATCAATAGTGTGACCTAGAAGGTCTGCTTTGTTCTCAGTGGTTAATGCGTTCTTCTGAATCTCAACGTCAATGTTACCAAGAGTAGACGCTGTATCGCCTGGTCCATCATCAAAGAACGCTGTAGCAAGTGAAGCATTAGGGTTAATGTTTATATGCATTACCCCCGGAGCCGGCTTAGGCTCAGTATAAACTGGTGCACTTGTAGCGGTATCTTCGGTTGTCATAATAGCGTAGTGAAGATTATCACAACCTATTCTCATAGCCATAGTATATTCCTCCTATTCAATAGTTGTAGTTATACCTATATTGAAACAATAATACGCACGATTATTCTCGTCAGTCTTGTATCTGAAAGGCGGTTGCCTGAGATATAGTTGCCCAAATCTATTGGGTGTAAAATCTATCCTGCAGGTCTCATCCCGGTTATCTACAAAGACTTTAAATATTTCGAGTGCCTTTTGCCTCGCAAGGTCCGCATCTTTATCCCGCGTAGTAATTTGAACCGACCGATGCACTGCCTGGTCTACGGGTATTGCTGGGTCTCCCTTATACTCAATTAGAGCAACTAGACTGTCAGGTTCTTCGGGAATGAAGTCACGGAATGCATCAACACCGTCTCCTATAATAATACCTTTATCCGTTAAGAATGTAATGATGTCTAGCAACAATGGCTGTCCCATATGTACCTTCCTTTCTAATCACTCATTGAAGCTAATGACTCTTGAGCATACTTAAAAACAGTTCTCTTAAAGTTATTAGCTGCATATTCTCTAACAGGGTCCTCTAGGAACTTTGCTTTACCGTTAACATGTGTAGCTGATAAGTCTTCATGTACAGCTAACATATAAGACGAAGCAGGCCTTCCTGTCTTAGGGTTTATTGGGTCGCCGTTACCTCCGTAGCCTATGATTGCTTCATACGACCAGGTAGAAAGGGCTGTATCGCTTCTTCGCGCCACTTCATAGTAGGCACTCATTAGCAATGTGTAAGTTTCTTTTGGTACCTGCGCCATACTTTCGCCAAGAATCTCTTGAGCTGCAGCAGTTGTGGCTTTCTTAGTACCTTTAAGCACATTTTGTATTGCGATTTGACAAGTTGCATCAAACTTTTGTAGCTCACTCTTTGGAAATTTGAAGTCTATCGTCGCTCTCATTATAGATACACCACCTTTATATCTACCTGGCCATTCCTGTAGTAGTACCCTATGGCTTTGACTTCAGTCTCTCGCCCTTCGAATATTACATTGTCAAGCTCATCAATCTCAGTTGAACCATCTACATACAAAATCTTGTTTGAGACAACTTCTTTGCCTTCATTATTAGTGACTACCTGCACTTTACCTTCAGCATAACAGTTCATATTGACCGGTTCGCCAAAAATTTTTGCTCCTGTACCTAAACGCTTTATATACGGCTTACGTACTGCTGTCAAGTTCAGCCAAGATTTTAAACTATTATACAAGGTACCCACCCCGCTTCCCAGGTCTTAAGGGCCATGGCGGATTACTTTGCATACCCTTTCTGAAAGTTTTAGGGTAGGCGTACTTAGGCAATGAAATACCTGCACTGTTAAGTAAGCCTTTATAATACTGCGCTTGTTTCTGAAAGTACTCCAGCCTTTTGGTCGGGTCTTCAGATTGTGGTCCAAGAGTTCGCTTAATGTCTCTTGCAAAGATTGTAGCTACATGTGTAAACACATAGTATCTGAGAACATTCTTATTAGAACCGTATTCGTCGATAAGATACTGGATTTCTTCGTCCTGCATGATGGGTTCTTTCTCGTTGGTATCGCCTACAAGAAATCGTATTTCATCAATGGGACTATCTTTTGGATTTCCAGAATAACTCCAAGACATCTTATCGCCTCCTACTCGTTCTTAGTTACCTTTGCTTTCGCAGTTGCTTTAGCAACTGGTACTACCTTGGCTTCTTCCTCAGCTTTCTCAAATGTTAACTCATCAGGACCTGATTCTTCAACACGTTTTACAAGCAGCTCTTTTTCCTCTTCAGATTCTTTAGAAGGTATCTTGTCAAGCTTAGGAATATTAATACCATACCTTTGTCTAAACAATGTAGCATACTGTTCAAAGTTCTGCTCGGTAACCTCTACAATATGCCCTTCTTGTAGACGGAACCTGAATCTTTTAATCTCCACCGGGTTAATTACAGTCCCGGTGGATACTGGACCCTTCGCATCGCGAAAGGCGCGCCTACAAATAAAGTATGACATTATTGTACGATGTCCTTGAAGAACACACCGAGGTCATCGCTAATCTTTTTAGCATCGAATGCGATTTCTCCCTCGATACGTTCTACACCGAGGCCGAGCATATCCATCGGAATTCTAACTATTCTATTACCATATGCTCCAGCGCCTTCAAGACCAGTCCATGCAAAGATGTAACCAGCTGAAGCAGAACGAAGTGATGGGTTAGGGTTAGCATAACATAATAGTGCATTCTTGCCCATGATAAAACCAACGTCATCATTAGCACCCTTTTTACCAGTATTAACTACTGCCCATGCAACATACACGTTTGAAACTTCAAACAATGATGCGAGCAAGTCAGGCGTAACTATACCTTTTTCAGTATACTTAATACGGTCAAGAACATCGAAGTGATTCTTAAGTGCGTTAAAAACATAAGGCGAAAGAACTAGTGTGTTAGGCTTCAGGCCAGTATTCTCGGCCATACGAATTCCTTCTTTAGTTATATCGCCGATAGGGTCAGATGTGTCAAGGTTCCAGAAAACTGCTTCACCATCTGATGGAGTGTCCTCCACACCTTCAATCTCTCTAGACCAAACACCAGACTTGAAAAACTTGGAAGCCCATTCCATCTCCCTTCTAATAAGCATTTTCTGTGAAACAAAGATTTGAGCATCTTTGTCTGCATCTAGTGGTTCGTCATAGTTTACCCTATCCTCTGGGGCAACGTCCTTATGGAAGGCATGCTTTTTGCAATAATACACATCTGTGCTAAGGTCGTAGTCTCCACCAGCTGATTCGCCAATGCGCCCACGCACTTGAGCTTCATCCCTAAGAAAGTCACCAGCATTGTAGATGTAGTACACATCAGACTGACGCTTAACAGGAATAATCGGAAAGACTTTATCTGCTATATATGCGGATTCATCCTGCATATACGCAACAGACATATTGGTTAACGCTCTGTCAATATGAGCTTGATTCATTTCAGGCATTATCTTCGCTCCTTTCTTATAGTTTTACGGTGATGATAGTACCAGCGGCCGCAGCGGATGAGAATGCAATACCTACAAAGGTATCACCTGTAGCAGTAACGGCTTTGCCATCTGCGTCGGAAACTACTTTTGCGCCGCATTCAATAGCTTCGCCTGCTTCGACCATCATAATACCATCAGAAATATCTACAACTTGATTATCCGGATATTTCACTGGGTCAATCTCATTACGAGAAACTCCGATAACGTCCGTTGTATCAGTTGCCTGAATCGCCTGGCCGGTACTGTCAATGGAAACAAAACGGTACCTACCTATTGCAGTTGTTGCTGGAAGACTAAACTGAGTTCCTGGAATTTCATATGCAGTTAACATTTAGTTAGCACCTCCTTGTAGGTATTGTTTGTAAAGGTCGGGATTTTCATTCACAACCTTTGAGATTGCCTTTGCTTTGGAAATATTGTCTTTTTTAGCTATTTCAGCAGCTTTAGCTTCAATCTGAGCCCAAGCTTCATTACTTGTAGAAGCTACAGCAGCGCCTGCTCTGCTCTTGCCAATTTCGCCAAGGACTGTTTCGTCCATTGCAGCAGCAAGTGTAGTAAGCACCTCAAGAACATCTGGTGTAGCGCTCTTTACAATTTCTACAAGTTTAGTCTGCTCAATAGGTAGAGACTTCAGAGTAGCCGCCTTGGCAACAGCTTCCGCATGCTTTTCGGCTTCCTTAGCTTTACGCAGCTCTTCTTCTGCTGCATCCTTTTGAGCCTTCATCTTATTGAACACTTCTCGAGCTTCTTTAGGCATAGCCTTAATAATCTCTTCCTCATCGAAAGCAGTCCTCTTTTTGCTGTCCCCATTTCCTTCTTCTTTTAACGCATCAAGTTCTGATTTAACTACAGCTAAATCGTTTTTTGTCGTTTCAAGCTTTCCGTTAGCTTCGTCCAGCTGTTTCTTGGTCTCTTCAAGCTCAGCGGTCTTTGCCTTCAAGTCTTCATTTGCTTTGGTAACTTCCCCCGCTAATCTATCAAGCTCAGCTTGAATAAGCTTACCCTGCTCAGGGCTCATCTTTGCGATGACTTCTTTGTAGTCCATAGATTCCTTTCGCTCCTTTCTCTTAAAAAGTTCTATGAAAGCAGCCGAATTGGCTCCTTCATCAACTAAGTCGACCCGGTCAACAACCAAGTCTTCAAGTAAGTATGGCACACCAACTCACCTCCTAATTATATTATATGTTGATTAGTTGCAAATTATAGCATTAAAGCTTAACACGCTTTGCATGGCCTTGAATAGAAAACATCTTAAATGTCCCGTTCTTAACTTGCTCAAATACTTCTGGGTCAAGAATTTTTACTGTAATAAACCATCCTTCAGGGACGATACCATCGGGGATACCTATTGCAGCTTGCTTTTCTTTAGTGAACACTATTGATTCTACAACAACACCTTTAGAAGCGCCTTCATGCATAACACCACTTGCTCTGTAGTCCATCATAAAATTGATTGCGGCTTTTTCCAATGTAGCAGGACTTATTACATCGCCTTGCCAATCTAACGGCAATGAACCGTCTGCATTAACAGCTACATTTGCCCAACCACTTACAAGTCCTTCACTATCATTTGATTTAGCAACTTTGAAAGTAGCAGTTACAGAAGCTTTATCCATTAGTTCTCACCCCCTATATAGTTCATGTCATTTTGTTCAAAGTCCTTTTGGGAAGTGTCGTCTACATGGTCAGTTGTACTCCCTACCTTACCCGCATTATTAGGGTTTAAGGCACTTGAGCTATAGATTGCTTTATGGTCTTCTTCTGTTAATTCAGGCATGTTCATCACACGTCTGAGATAATTTTGCAATTCTATGTCGTCATTTATCTTCAAGCCCATTGCGCGAAGCATCAACGCTACTTCCTTGAGTGACGGTGTTTGAATCTGACCTGGAACAATCTTAGGCAAAGATTCATAGTTCGTAAAGTTATTAGCTTGGAATAATCTTGGTACTGCCTTAGTATTAAACACGTCAGCAATATTCGATAACTGTGCTTGCAGCGACGCCGCCAGCATTGATTGCTTAGTATTTGCCAGCGCAAACGACCCAGACTTGCTTCCTAGTAGAATAATATCAGATAGCAACGTAATTGCTATTCTATTATCATAGCGCTCGATTGTACTTCCTATATCAATCTGTCTTGAAGAACCAGATGTAAGCAACTTTAGGTCCCATCCGTAAGGAAGTAGAACACCTTCTTCACTATCGCGACGCACGTTAGCTACTAATGATTCAGCGCGTGAACGCAGCGCAACCATTTGCGGGTCATCATCATTCCATAAGTCTAAGCCCTCAGGAGACTGCAAAACAGGAAAACCTGCTAAGTCTCTTTCAATACCAATACCCTCGATTTCTTCAAAATGCTTCTTAAAGAACCAAGGTCTGTATGCATTTCTGAGTAAAGATTTGCCTTCAGGGTTGTTTCTGGTAACTCTGGTACGGAAAAGTAGTCCCTTTGATAACGGAATAATAACCTTCTGATAATTTGGCTCTGCTAATTGCTCAAAAGCAACAACTTCATTGTCTTTATTGAAGACCCACCCATGCAACGAATCCTGAGACCTGATTGGTAGATTTCTCCAACCAATCCTACCATCTGAATACTTGCTTCTATAACGCGGACTACGCTCGTTAGGTCCCCTACGCACTTTGTAGAGAATCTCATGGAAGCTAAATCCATATGTAAGCATGGAAAGTATTTCAGAAATAGTATCAGGCCACGACATTTCCATGTCATTCATACAACTTTCAAGAAATTCAGCAGCCTCTATATCTTCCTTACTTGTAGAAGCGGGTTCTACAGACCAAGAAGTTCCTCGTATCAGCATCTCTGCAAGATACAATATGGCGCCAATAACTGGGTCATTGTCAGCCATTTCTTGGTATACTTTACCTGCTCTTGGCCATCTTAGTTCAGGTAAAAACTCTTCATAGACGTATGGTCCGTATCTTTTCAGGCCTGTGGTACCTAGCTGCTTAAAATTAACAACTCTATTAGTATTTTTCAATTGTATCACCTCCTATTAAATTTTGACCAGTAAGAACCCCCGACTTTCTTAATGCTTGAGGGCGCTCTTAGTAACGACGGGGCTCTGAAGTAATTAAATGCACCAGAGAAAGCGTCAATAGTGTCATCTTTCAATCCATAAGGAAATACATCAGCCTCGTCAAAGAATGGTAGTATGTTTCTACAACGGTTTGATATAAGTACTTTACCTGCCTGCGAAGCAGCTGAAGCTGCTCTAGCTCTCTCTACCTTAGAACCTGTAGAAGTAACACCTGCAAAATCATAACCATTAAGTACTCCTCTTGAAAAGTGGTCAATTGTATACGCGCCTGAGGAACCAGGCTCTTGTTCCATCCTAATGGCCACAGAATAACCGTCCTCTTTAGCAGTTCTCTCGATTATTTCCTCTACCTCAAGAGGTGACTTCTGAACACGTACTATATCTTCAATCCAGTACATTCCTTGGTAATGAGTAAGCTTAAATCCTACTGTCCAGTCAGGGTCACGCTTGTCTCTTCCTCTTGTTTTCTTTCTTTTAGCAGGGTCTGTAGAAGCCATATCCCAGTATCTTACAGTTCTTGCACCAGCTGGCACATTATCAAAAGGCACTATATTGAACCAGTGCCTACTAAACATGTCACCAGAAGCTTTAATCTCCCAGTTACCATTTAATAGTCTTTCACGCTCAACAGGGTCTAACTCGTTTAAAGACTCTCGATATGCATCTGCATCAAGGTGCGGGTTGTCATCTAAGCCAGCTGGAATAAATATGCGCCCATGCTCCTTGCCCTCAACAAAAAAGCGCTGATAATAATACTCACCAAATTGCCCGCCAGGGTTTGCTGTGGCCCTAAAACGCAATGGTACCTGCAATGTCTTTGGCTTACGCAAACGAGAAAACAAGTACCTATAGTTAGCTGGGTCTATATGAGTAACCTCATCCATTCCTATATACTGAAACTCGGCTCCTTGGTATCTATAACAATCATTAGCTGACTCTAGGTATCCGAAGTTAAGTGTCGCACCTGATGGGAATGTGTACTGCTTTTCCTTCTCTGACCACCTAACCTCCTTGCTCTCTACAAACGGCATAAGCCATTGTTTTGACATGTCAATCAAGGCGCCTGGCAAAGATAAATCGGCGTAAGTCTTACGAAATAAAATAGCAGAGTAGCCTGGAATATCTACAAACTGTAAAGCAGCCATAAGCTGAGCAACAGATTTGCCACCGCCAGCTGCTCCGCCATATAGAATTTCTTTGGTATTATTCATAAGTAAGAAAGCGCGTTGTTTCGGAGTCGGGTCATAGGGTATATACTTGGTAAGTCTTGGTGTAAGCAACTTCTGTAATTCAGCTGAATCGACTTTTGATAAGTCCATACAAGTACTCCTTTCCTTAAATAATTGCCCTGCCTATACTAGACAGGACCTTATTTATTCACCAAGCTTAAATCTGCCCCATAACTCCTTCAGCTTAGTCCATCCGTACATTGCAATAAATGCAACAATAAAACCAGCAATCACAGCACCAACAACATAGTACCATAAAACAACTAGTGCAGTATATGAAGAATATGCGAAGAAAGTTATAAGAGTAAGTGCAATAGACAAGATAAAGACCAAAATGTCAGTTGGCAGTTTGTCAAACGGCTTTACACCTTTAAGAACTTGCGTAATAACTGATACCACAAATGCAATAGCGCCAAGCGCACCTACTAAAGTAGTGATTTGTTCAACCAATCCTTTCACCTCCTTGTTTAGTCATCCCCTGCTTGTCTCATAATAGAGCGCCATTTGAATATAGCATTAAGTCTATCCTGACTAAAGAAAGATTGTTTCATAAACCAATCTTTAAAGTCCTCAGTTCCCTTAGAGCTATTACATGAAAAACATGCAGGTACAATATTGTCTGGTGTAGTTCCGCCGCCCTGACTAATAGGCTTTATGTGGTCCCTAGTTAGTCGCTTATTCTTTCTAGGAGTGCTTCCACAATAGGCACACTTTCCTCCAAAGTAAATCAAGCAGTTTTTCCAATCTTGATGTGAGAAATTTGGGTTCTCCTCACCGCGGCGCTTCTGACCTCCAATAAAGTCAGAATGTTTCTTCTTGTTTCGATTCTCTTTCCGTCTGATGTTATAGCATACCTTACAATCTTGCCTGTAGACAGTCTTACCATCTTTATCCTTCCCGTTTTTCGGGAAAGCAGTCAAGGGTTTAACCTGCCCACAGAAGACACAGCGCCTCGTGCCGTCGCTGAAGGTCTCAGACGTATATTTTCCATACATCTTCTTATTCCTCACTGTCGTCCTCCATAACAATTGATGAGCTTTGGCAGTCTTTATCTACAAGAGCAACCTCTGTAGTCTCCGTGCGGCGTACTCCGATGTGAGTAACATCGCCAAGCGCCCCAGCTTTGATTAAGATATTCATAACCTCCTTGAGGTCATCCTTCTTAGTCTTACTGTCCTTCTTAAGTCCCGGGTTAGACTGGTCTACAAGTAGCGGTTGTCTAGCTTCCTCCTGGGTGATAATATCGATGCGAGCCTTACGCTCCATCTCAGTTGCCAACTTAGCTAAGCTAGTAATCTCGCTAGGCTTAAGCGCCACTGGGTCAATAGTATCAATTGCCTTCTTCAATTTTTCTCGGAGCGTAGCGGCCATCTCTATATGCTCCTTATTCATGTTCAAAATCTCATCTCTGCGCTGCAGCATCGTAATGCGGTCGCACTCAGCCATCCAGGCTTGCATTCTCATAGGGAAGCTCCAACGCTGCGCTATCTTTTTAACCACGTTGTATGTAGTTCCCAGCTCCTCGGCGACGGAGCGATATGTCGGCTTCTTACCAGGGTAGCTGTCACGATACTTAGTCCAGACAGTATATTCCCACTGAGTCTCTCCCGGTTGCTGTAGCCACAAGTCAATACCTTGCTCATTGGCCGCGGCGACCCAGTCCTCTTGGTGTTGTCTGTAGTACGTAACACGTGAGTTCTCGGCCCTCGCGCATTCTACGCAGAGGTGTTTATCTCGACTTGACGGTTCTTTTTGCATGCCACATCTCCGACATGTTATAAGCTGAATCATACTACTATCGGGCATACAATCACCTCCTAATTATATTATATGTGCTTTAGCTACCAGTTATAGCTACAAATAGTACTCATACTTGTAGATGCCGCAAGGAATCCTTTATTTTATTTTATTTTTATTTAACTCGTTGCGTGTACGTTATTTTAAGGTTTATAAACACCCATTAAATACCCTACGTACTCGTTATAATTTAATATAAACGTGCTACGTGTGAAATATCTTTATAAATAATTATATTAAAATATCTACAAATTGACTCCCCCGGGGACGCCGGGGCCCCAGGTGCGCTTCGTATATCAGCTGCATAGGGGGCCGCGGCGCTGTTATATAACATTTAATATTCACCAGATTTTCTGCCGGTATAGACTACTCTACACTATTACCAAACGGTACTATATTTAGGCTATGCTTTTATTATTCTTGTATTGTAGTAAGCGCCGCCGCGCCAGGCGCTGTCAATATGCACAGAAATAGCTTATAATTTTAGGCTATTTGCACAGAGCAATATGCACAGAGCAATATGCACAGAAATAGTCAGCCTTTCTATGCTATTTGCACAGAGCAATATGCACAGAAATAATTATATTTTTCTATGCTTAATGCACAGGGCAATATGCACAGAAATATTTCTTAAACTTTGTGTGAAATATCAGTTTACAAGTCCATTTAATTATGCTATAATATATATAGAAAATAAATAATAAATAATTAAAAAAAAAAAAAAAA